GCATACAGCAGGCAGTCACAGCCGCCGAGGAAGTAACCGAGCCATCCCCCGACACCCGCAAAAATGAGTTGAATTGTGTTCCAGAATTCCTTCATAGTGAAACCCTCCTTAAAAAGATTTTTTGTATGATAAAAGGCCGCCCGCCAATCGGCGGACAGCCCTGTATCCATGGAAATATTAAATTTGTTTCGGCAGCCACTCCCAAATCCTCATGTCCTCCTGCCCAAGCGACCACATACACATCCCCCGCAGCTTCCAGCGGTACGCCGCCTGGTTCGCCCAATAGACTAGCGAGTCCACGTCCTGGTAATAGAGGATGGAGAAGCCGTCCGCATCCCCAAGAAACAACCGGGAAATCCAGATATTGATATCCCTCGGAGTGACCTCTGCCGTGTAGTTGTTCCCGCAGGACAGTTCCATCAAATCCGAATGGAAAAAATCGTAATCCATGGAAATGTCCTCGCTGCGGGTAGAGCTTTCCTCCACATCGGCGGTCAGCGTGAACACCTGGAATTCCTCATCCCACGCTGCACTGCTCCTGCTGATCCGGCCGAAGGACTTAAAACCGCCGTCCGGCATCCGCACGTCAAACCGCTCATACGGCTCATAGGTCCATGCATCCCCAAGCCTCATCAGTTCGCATACAGTGCGGTTATCCGAGCGGTACCCGGCATATTCGCCGGAAAAGCCGCTGATTGTTGCCGTGAACCGCAGCGTATAGGATGCGCCGGAATACACCCGCACCCTGTTCCCCCGGATGCGCATCTCCACCGTGTACATGGCGGGATTCCCCCGCAGGTCTGCATTCGCCGTCCGGCTGATCGTCTGGCTGTAACTGCCAAGGAGGGTGGAACCCTTGTAAAGCTCCACCCTCTGTGTGTCATAATTTAAGCAGCAGAAAACATCCCCGCAGAACACCCCCGCCTTCCCGCTGCCGCCTGCCGGGAATGCCAGCCTTGCCCGCAGATGGATATCGGAAAAGCCGCTGTACTTCCACGCAAGCTGCCCGCTCCCCTCAAGCTGGGAGTACGGCCGGTTCTCATAGCCCTCCCGCCACACCTCCCACTTGCCGGAGAGCGTCGTCCAGTAACTCTCCGGCAGAGGGTTCTCATCCCGGAAGTCCTCGTACCAGATGAGCGCCGAGTCCGGCTTCCTGCGGAGCATCTCCAGCGTCAGCTTGAAGCCCCTGTCCGGCTGTGCCATGTTCCCGTCCACATCTTTGAATTTCCGCGGCGCAAGCGTGTAGGTGGCGGAGCCGGCGCTTGGTTCTTCCGAAAAAGCCGAGCAGACACGGAAGCCGTAAAACTGCACCCCTTTCACATCCACCGAGACCGTGATGGTATGCGTCCCTGCGGAGAGGGAAATCCCCGCTGCCAGTGCCGACCAGAAGGTAGTCCTCCAGTACGGCCACCACAGGCGGCTTTCCGTGAAATGCTTCCTGCTCCCGTCAATGGAAATATATATCCCGTTCTTATCCCAGAAGGGGAAGCAAAGCCGCACCGCCACATCATAAGTCCCCGCCGATGATACGGAAAATTTGTAAGTGACGGAGCCGTTATCCCCCATCGTCACCATGCCCTCCGAAACAGACACGATGCCGGAATAACTGTCCGGGTTCCCGCCGTTACGGTCGACCACAATGCCGTCAAATTCCGTCTTCTGCTCTTTGCCGTAGGCGGTAAGGTAATGCCTGCGGTTGTAGGTGCCGGAAAGCAGCGGGTAGTCATGGGAAACCGCATCCCGCCCCTCCATGTAGTCGTACACATGGGGGAGCGCCCACGGCACCTTGTCGTAGTCGTCCCAATAGGCCACGATGGGGATGAACGGCTGCGGCGGCTTGTCGTCCGTGAAATTGTATCCTCCCGTCATCCATAGCTGCGCAGCATAGTAGGTGTTGGAAGTCCCCCGGTAGGTGACTCCCATGTTCTTTGGCGTATCGTGTATCCGCCAGTTCCACCCGTAGGCAGGCATCCCCAAAAACACTTTATCCGGATTCATCACTTTTACGGCGTAATTATAGATGCCCTCCAGCCAGGAACGCGGGGAGACCGGCCCCGGTGCGCTGCCCGCCCACGCCATGCCGTAGCTCATAATGGATGCCGTGTCGCAGTAATTGTTGAGGTCGCCGTAGACGCACCAGTTCTCCCCGCCGACAGAGCCGTTAATGCTGTCCATCCCCGGCAGGCAGATGTTCATCAATTTTGCGGGGTTATAGGATTTCACGGTATTGTAGATATTGCGGAACATGGCCGTGGACTTCGCCGCCGTGGAGTAATCATCCCCTTTCTCCAGGTCGATGTCCACGCCGTCACACCACGGGTATTTCTCCATGATCCGCACAAGCTCCGAAAGGAACTTATCCTGCGCACCGCCCGTGTTCTCCCGCAGTGCCTTGAAGATGCTGTTCGTGCCGTCATTCGCCACGGTCAGCAGCCACTTGATGTGCGGCCATTTGCTGATATACGTCCGCATGGTGGAGCCTGCCGCGATAGAAACGCCGCTCTCGTAGATTTCCCCGGTCGCCCTGACCTTGAAGGAGAACAGCCCGATCTGGCTGATGCGGTCGCCGTAATTCCGAAGTGCCTGGTACATCCTCGTATTGCCCATAAATGTCCACACCATAATCTGCTTACCTTTCAGTGTATCCATTAGCAGTCCCTCCTTAAAAAATAGCATAAAAAAGTGCCTGGGATTCAGACACTTTTTCATAAATCCTTATTTGATTTACTCATCAGACAAAATCTTTATAATATATCAGCATAAAATTTACCCTCGTATTCCGTAAAAACAACTTCTGACGGGAAAAGATTTGTTCCCATATTCGCCATTCCCACTACTGTCATTGCCCATTCACTTAAATCATCTGGCAATCTATAACAGTACGCTTTTTCGGATACTTCAATGGTAGCCAACGGAATACCTTCTTTACTGATTCCAACTGAAAGAACTTTACATTCACAAGTTCCGTTATTGAACTTTAATAACGGCTGTCGATGTGCATCCAAAAATACTTTTGCACCTTTTCGATTAAAAAAATAATCCCGAGTATTTTGCGGTAGTGGATCAATTGGTAGTTTATTTCTCATTCGGGAGAAGTAATCCTCCAAGCACTCGCATGCATATGCATTAAAATATTCACCTTGCATTTCAATATTATGTTTTCTTATTTCTTCCGCTGTTGAAAAATGATTCATATAATTTAAAAGTGCCACGAAAGTAATTAAATCATCAGAGTATTTGCCCGAAAAGGCTTTATACCAAGCATTATTTAATTCACAGATAATGCTATATAGCCTTTTATACAAACCAAACTGTTCTTCATTAAGCAGAAACCACCTTTTCCCTAAAAGTTTCTTTTGAAGCTGCTCATCAGAGGAATTGTACATCAACGCATTATGTAATGCCTTGAGCAATTTCGCAAGCACGCCTGCTAACATATCAGCCATGCGTATCCCTATTGAGTCTTTTGAATCCACTTCCATAACCATATTAAAGCCAACCTGTTTCGCTGCGTTTAGTGTATTACTGCTTTTCCCCTCTTTATCTATTGTCAACGTAAAACCATCTATTGCCCTTTCCGTCAAATATTCATTAAATCCCCAAAAAGCTATACTATAATCCCATTCGATAGTATTTGCTTCATGGATATCCTGCAAAATCATTAAAACTTCTTCAAAGGCTTCCGTTTCTCTTTGCTTTAATGATATGTTTGCTTTATTCCGCCGAATTCTATCCTGGAAAAATTCCTTTAAGGCCGTTACAAGTTCTCCCGTGTTCTCAAATACGCCCTCAATTATCTCTTTTGGCCGATACGTCAAAATTGCTTTTATGATCGAATACTTCATAGCATCCATATCAAAGAGAAAACTGTTCTCATAGCCGTCAAAAATCTGAGCAACAATATATTCAATCTTGCTTATCACTGCAAAATAAATGGAAGTGTCACCATCAAATATCGAAAGCAGATCCGCAAGAAAGCAAACATTATCTTTATTCATGGAAGCAAAGCCGTTCTCAAACTGATTTTGTCTGAGTGTCTGGCTTTTTAATTCCCCTTTCGATTTACGGTCAGCATATTTTTCTTCAAAAGCAACATACTTCTCAAAAACCGACTTTTCGTTCTCAACTTTCCAGCCAACAATAGCAGCAATAAAATTATCATAATAATTATCTGCATTAACTGTATTAAGATTGATTTTCCTGCTATGCTCTGATTCATCATAGTAAAAATGGTATTTTCCCATGTTTTCACCTCTATGTTAAATATAATAAGAGCGGCATAAAGTGCCTGGGATTCTGATGCCGTTTTACCCCCATATTAATAGCAACTTCACAATTAAGAAATTGTCCCCATGAGCCCCAAGGAAGTCTGCAAAAAAGCCGAATTGGCCATACAGCTAAAATTTGACACTGTCTTTGTAAGAAATGGTTTATCAAGAGTCATTAACCCATCTGCATATCGAAATGCTGTACTCAAATTCATAAAATCAATAATGTCATTATACTTAAATTTCCCCTGGTTAATAAGCAGCCTCTGTATGCAGTAATTTAAAAAGTCCTTCTCCAAAGGACTAAGTGCCTGATAATCAATAACTGAAAATATATCATTGTCATCTGAAAACATTTTTTCACTATTTTTCATCTGCGCATGCGCCTCTTGAAGAAATGCCAAATAATCACGTTCACAATACTTTTTATCGAATTCTTCCGTGACTCTTTTCAATTCCTCGCTAAAATCGTTTTCCTCAATATACTCTGGTGCCTTCTCAGACAGGGTCTTGTAATGTGTCTCTATACTTCTTATAATCCCCCAAAATTCTCTCTGGACAATTGCAGAAAATTTTTTAGAATTATCCTGGGTGTATGACACTAAAAACTGTCCTTCAAATCTTTTTCTGACCAACAAAGGGAAATGTGAGAAGTTATCGGTAACTATAGCCGAATACCTGACATACATACTATAGGCATCTTCTGCCTTGTTTAATTTCATATTCATATAAAGAACAGCAAATGCTTTAAATATCTCGCCCAATACCCTGCACACATAATCTGAAGTCTGAGAGATAAGCAGCCCTTTTAAGGCCATCAGTCCCAAATCCGATAATTCCTTTTCACTATATATCAGTTTCCAAAACAACTCATCATCTTTCTTGCTGTTTCCGGCCACTTCAAATTTATAATCATCCAAAAACTTTATAATTGTAATCAAATCTTCTTTCTTATCTTTATACCTGTTAAAAGCCTCAAAAAGTGTACCATAAGTTACAATACCCTTATTTCCCGTCAATACATTTAATGTATTATCCAAATTGCAACGACCATCTTTAAATACAAGTCCATAAAGTACATTAGTATCTATCACATATTTTTTCATTAACACACCTCATCTTAATTATCAATCTTCTTTTGTCTCACAGTATACTTTAAATCCATGAAATTTACAATCACTCTTCACCGTACATCATCCCCTTCCTGCATCTCCTGCATCGTAAACAACAGCCTCGCCGTTTTCCCGCCCTCCAGCGCCACCTTATGCTTGGAATCCCATGCGGCGCTGTACTGGTAGAATCCTTCCTTCTGAAATGCTGCGCCGTTGCGTGTACACTCCCTGCTTTCAGCAAGCAGCGCAATATCATCCTCCGCTTCTACAGCACCGGGAAAAGACACCCTCTGGCCACCCACGCCTTGGGCGAGCCGCACCGTCCCCGCCGCCATATAGGATTTCGGGTAGATGTGGATATCCAGCGGCGCGGAGGTCTTCCCCTTATTGAAAAGAACCACCGTTTCTTCCGAGCGCACCACGCCGTTGAACCACACGGGAGCCTTTATTTCCCCAACCTCCCGGAACTTTTGCAGGCAGGTTTCCGTGTGCGGGGAATATCCCGCAAGAACCGGCCCTTCCTGCAGTTGGAGGTCGGTAAACCAGATGCGCCCAGAACAGTCGGCAATGGTGGGGACCACCGTCACGCTCACGATGCGCATATCCTTTTTCTTATTGACCACCTCCGCAAGCCTTACAAACTCAGCCATCCAGCGTCCACCTCAGTTCCGAGGGATGCCCCACCCATCCCATTGCCACCGGCCCGCCCTGCAGGAGGAGGTCCGTGATGTAGAATTCGCCCGTGCAGTCTGTGATGCAGACGCGGACGGTGACGGATTTCAGCCTTCCGGATGAGAAGTTTTCCGGGGTAATCTTTGCAATTGTCCGTGAAAAATATGCCACACAAACCCCTCCCATCAATACAAATCGATAAACCTTGATTCCGTGCTGCCGTCCTCGTATTCCAGCACGATCTCAATGCCGACCTGCGAGTTGCCGCTCAGTTTCTTTAAATTCTCGGACGCGATCTGCGCCGAGATAGTGTAACTGTCCCGGCTGGCGGGATATACCGTCTGCGACAGGCTTTTTGTCATCCCCGCCACTCCTTCTGCCTTGAAAGAGGCTGTGCCGCTCGCCCCGTTTTCGCCGTCCGCCTCGAAGCCGGAGGATACCCAATAAGCAAGCCCGTCATCGGCGCGGGAATTGCGGAGCAGATTGAACGGCACCAGCTCTGCGATGTCCTCGCTGGACACCACGCTGACGCCCTCTAAGGAATCGGCGGCATTGTCCCACTTGCTCGTGGAGCTGCCCAGGTTCTTCAGCACCGTGGAAAGCTCCAGCACCGTGTTCCACGGCTCCTGCAGGTTGTATTCCCTCCGCACGATCCTCGTGGTGACCGAAAGCCCCAGGTCCTTATCCTCCACCCGCACATAATCCCCAAGCTCCCACGCCTCATGCTCATACCCGGTCAGGACGGATAAATCCATGGCGTTCAGCACATAGGAGACGGTCGGCCTGCAGTAATCCGCAAGGCGCATCCTCGTAAACTCCAGCATCTGGTAGGGGTTCGTGAATGCGGAACAGTCCAGGGAAGATACACGCACCTCCTTGGAATAAGTGAAATCCTCCACATAGGGCTTCCCGCCGTTGATGCTGGCAAAGGTCATGCCGTCTGCGCCGACCGCATACAGCCTTGTGACAAGCCCCGTGGTATCTACCGTCCGCTCGATGTCCTTCATGTTCTTCCCGTACATGAACAACGCGCCGCTGTCCTTCCCATTCAGAATCAGGAGATGCACCAACCGGTTCGGGCAGTCAAAGACCAGGTCGCCGCCATGCAAGTCCGCCACGTTGCGCAGGATGGAGAGTGCGTTCTTCTCCGTAGAAGTCCATGTGCGTTTCGTGGTGACCGTGACCGTCCCGACCTTCCATTCCGTGCCGGAAAGGGCATAGGCCATGGCCGCATCCGCCGTCTCCGCGTCAAAGGCTTTCTCTTCCTTCCGGACGGAATAGGCAAGGTTGTAAAACTCCGCCTCGGCGTACACCTCCGTCACGGCGTTGCCGGAGGCGTCCTTGCTGTCCGTGACTGTGCGGATGATGTATATGTCATCCACGATCTGGATTTTCTTCTCGTTGTCGATATATTTCCGCTTGGCATCGGCAAAGGGAATGGAGAAGGAAAGTGTATCTTCGCCGTTGACCTCGCCCGTCACGATGATGCCGTAGGCGTTTTCCAGCACCGCCTCCCATGCACCGTTTGAGTCCAGCACCACCGGGCGGGCATAGCCGATTTTCTCGTAGGGGGATTTCGGTATGTCATAAATCTGGATGTCCGTCAGTTTCGGCGTCCTTGCCGTGTCATTTGTAGTGAGAGTCACCCGGAAACGGATGTATGTGCGGGCAGGGGACGGCATCTTCCCGTCCGCGCCCACCGCCGCCCAATCGCTCCAGCTAATGAGGTCATTGCTCGCGGAAGTCTCCACAAGGGGAATGTCCGTCACGCCAGGGACGCATTCGCCTGAGACAGATATTTTTCCAGTGCCGGACAGCCCGTATTCCACGGCGCGGGTATACAGCACGCCGCTTTCCGGGTATGCCCCATTGGTTTTCCGGAGCGTCACGCACCCCGGCTCTGCCAGGGCATCCACCGGCCCCGCAGTATCGCCGCCGTTGGCAAAAATTGTGGCGCGGAAATAATCCGCCAAGTCCTCTGCCGTAAGCTGTGAATCGCAGTCCAGGAACCAGTCGTCAAAGCCGCCCGCAAACCAGTAGGAATTGGCGTGCATCCCCATGATGAGGTCTGCCGTGCAGGAGCGGTTCAGCTCCCCCGTAAAGGACAGGGCCGCAGAAATCCACACCGCCCCGCTTCCCCGGTCGCCTATGACATACTGCGCCTTTTTATTGTCCGGCTCTATCACGCAGGCAAGAAAATACCACCCGTTGTTTACAAAGGAAAAAGGCGGCGCCACCGACTCATCCAGTATCAGGGAGCCGGATGAATTGTAGAGCATGATCCTCGGCTTTCCGCGGATTAAAGACAAATAGAAAATCGGCTGCCCCGGTCCCTGCCTGGTATTAAAAATCGGCGTGTAGGTGTTTCCCACGGAATAAGTGGTGGGGTTCATCCAGCCGCCCACGGTGATCCGCTCCCCAAGGTCCTGGAAGATGGAGCCGTCATTCGTCACCTTCAGATAGGTTTTCTCTGAGGCGGGGTTTGTGATGTTCATGCGGAAATGCCGCCCCTTCTGCCCGCCCCGGAAGCCGGCGCTCGTACCCGACCAGCCGGAAACAAACATCTTCCTGCCTTTCCCGGAAGAATCGATAAGCATCGTGTCCGCATCCGGGGCATTCTCATTGAAGCG